CAGAATGGATCGAGTATCCAGATCTCACAAGATTATTCATCAATGGTTAACTTTGCAAGATGCAAGTGCCTTGGTGCTAACGTATTAAGAGGCCCAGATCAAGTTCCTTGGGATGGAAAACTAAAATATGACTGGCAGTTATGGATAGACTCTGATATTGTATTCGATACAGAGAAATTCTATCGTTTAGTATGGATGCAAAAGGATATTGCTGGTGGTTGGTATTGCACAGAGGACGGAAAAACAACATCTGTTGCACATTGGTTAGAAGAAGAGGACTTTGCTAAGAATGGTGGAGTGATGAATCACGAAACTATCGAGTCAATCTCTCGTAGACGCAAGCCTTTCACTGTTGATTACACTGGATTTGGTTGGTTGTTGATCAAAAATGGTGTATTCGAGCATAAAGAGATGAAATATCCTTGGTTTGCTCCTAAAATGCAAGTCTTTGAGTCTGGAGATGTACAAGATATGTGTGGAGAAGACGTATCTTTCTGTTTAGACGCTAAAGAAGCGGGTATGGAAATCTGGATTGATCCAAAAATCCGTGTTGGTCACGAGAAAACGAGGATTATTTAAGATGCCAGAAGAAGAAACAAGGTATAGGGTTGTAGAATTAGGCACATCAGGGTGGTGTGTCAACGATCCTAAGAGAGATGTGGGTCTAGACAAAGATCAGGCAAGAGAAAGATTGAATTTTTACTTAAATGAAGGTATTTCTCCAGATAGATTAAGAGCTCAAATCGATAAATAAAAAGAAAAAGGTTAAAGATGGCAGATTCAGATCCTAAATTAGCTCCCCATAACGTAGAAAGTGCTGGTTTTAAAGGTGGCGAGGTAAAAGGACAGTATGACGTAAGCGCTCAAGCACGCAAAAAGGCTGCCGCAAACGCTAATACTGGTCAATCTCCACTCGCTGCTGGCTAAAAAATACCACAAAATAAACAAAGACCCCTCAAAAGGGTCTTTTTTTGTGTCTAAATAGAATTTGAATAGTATATTTGTCTATAATGAAGTTAAAAAATACTCCATTTGGCGGTTTTAAGGATGGTTTTATTGAAAAACCAGAAGAAGATGAGACAATTTTGCGTGAAGTTGTTGGCGATGACGCTAATGACAAGAAAAGAAAACAAAATTTAAGTGAATAATGGCAAAAATTGACGTTGAAAATCAAAGATCACCAGCTTTCAAGGATATTAGTCTAACTTTTACTCGACATCCTGTGACAGATGACATTGCCACGTTCACAAATGAGAACGCAATCAAGAGAGCAGTGTCTAATTTAGTAAGAACTAGAGTCGGTGAGCGTTTTTTCGAGTCATTATTGGGTAGTGCTGTAGAAGATAGTCTATTTGAACAGGCCGATCCAGACAATGCCGAGGTTTTGGAGGACGATATAAGACTTCTACTTGAGAACTTTGAACCCAGAGTCGCTAATGTTGGCGTATCAGTAGTTTATCCGTTAGATACTAACGAATTATTGGTACAAATTGCGTATGATATTGTTGGATTAACCGTTCCAAGACAAGATATAGAATTTGTTCTTCAATCAACTAGGATATAATGTCATTTAATCAGTTTACAAACCTAGATTTCCAGAGTCTTAGAGTACAAATCAAGGATTACCTTCGTGTAAATAGTGATTTTGCTGATTTTGACTTTGAAGGATCAAACTTTGCTACTCTAATTGACCTTTTAGCGTACAACTCATACATTACTGCCTATAATACTAACATGGCAGTCAATGAATGTTTCCTTGACAGTGCGACTTTGCGTGAAAACGTAGTTTCTCTTGCTAGAAATATAGGTTATATACCAAGATCAGCTAGATCTGCACAGGCTGTGGTTAATTTTAGTGTAGACTTAAGTACGAATGACACAAAAATTGTAACTTTGAAGGCTGGACAGGTAGCATTAGGTGTTCAATCTAATAGTAATTACATTTTTTCAATTCCAGATGACTTTGTAGCGACAGTTGGCGTTAATAATATCGCAGTTTTTAGTAATTTAAAAATTTACGAGGGTGTTTACCTCGAAAAATCATTTCAAATTGACTATAATCAACCAAATCAAAGATTTATACTTCCAAATGCTAATATTGACGCTACTTCTATTCGAGTAACTGTCAGATCTAGCACAAATGAGATATATTCTCTTTACAATAACATTTTACAGGTTGATTCTACCTCTAAATTATTCCTAATTCAAGAAATTGAAGATGAAAAATATGAAATTTTGTTTGGAGATGGAATTATTGGTAAAAAACCGCCTGCTGGAGCAATTATAACCGTATCTTACATTGTAACTAACGGAAGATTAGGAAATGGATCTAGAAATTTCTCATTTGTTGGAATTTTAAGAGATGATACTGATACTACAATCACTTCTGGTATATCTGTGTTGACAACAACCCAGAAATCAGAGATGGGAGATGATATTGAAGATGTAAGTTCTATCAAATACTTAGCACCTCGTATATACTCCTCACAATACCGTGCCGTGACCGCAAATGACTATACAGGTATAATTCCATTCGTATATCCTAACGTCGATTCTGTGACTGCCTACGGTGGAGAGGAATTAGAACCACCTGAGTATGGAAAAGTCTTTATTTCAATTAAACCGAAAGATGGTGCGTTCTTATCACAGATTACAAAAGACGATATCTCAAGAAAACTAAAACAGTATGCGATTGCTGGTATCAAACCAGAAATTATCGATCTTAAGTATCTTTATGTGGAAGTTGATACAACAATTTATTATAATACTAACGCAACATCGGAAGTATCTGAATTAATCACTGCCGTAACCAAAACACTGACAACGTATTCTCTATCATCAGACATAAACTCATTTGGAGGTAGATTTAAGTATAGTAAAGTTATTGGACTAGTCGATGCCTCTGCTAGAGGTATTACATCTAACATTACTCGAATCAAAATGAGGAGAGATATAGTTCCTGAGTTGAATACTTTCGCAACATATGAACTTTGCTACGGAAATGCTTTTTATGACCAACCAAATGGGTATGGCATACGATCTACAGGATTTACAGTCAGTGGTATTGATGGAACTTTGTATTTGGGTGACATTCCTACCGCTGGGACGACTGTTGGTAAATTAGTATTCTTCAAACTCGTGAATAACCTACCACTAATCGTTAAGAACGATGCTGGTACTGTAGATTACGTTCACGGAGAGATTAATTTGGATGTGGTAAATATAACAGGTGCTTCACTCTCCAGTGGAGTCATTGAAGTGGAAGCAATACCAGATTCTAATGACGTTATTGCTCTAAAAGATTTGTATTTACAATTAAGTGTGCCGAACAGTACAGTAAACGCATTACCAGACGTTATATCTTCTGGAGAAAATACTTCTGCAACTGCATACGTTAAAACTTCTAGTTACGCTAGCGAATCAATCTATACCAGATAAATGACGGATATTAAAAGAGTAAAAATCTCTCATTTAATAGAATCTCAAATTCCTGAGTTCTTAAATCAGGAGTCTCCTCTATTCAAGAGTTTTTTAACCCAATATTACGAATCACAAGAACACCAGTCTGGTATGACCGACTTAGCCAGCAACTTGGCGGAGTATCGGCAGATTAGTGCGTTCAATAATGAGACACTCATTGCTGAAACAACTTTAACTTCGTCTACTTTTGCTGGTGATCCTACTATATTTGTAGAATCAACAGATGGTTGGCCTGACACTTATGGTTTATTGAAAATTGACAATGAGATAATCACATATACGAGTAAAAGCAGTGTTGCATTTCTTGGATGTGCTAGAGGGTTCAGTGGCATTGATCAGTTATCAAAAGAAGACGATGCTGAGTTTGCAAACTTTGCTCAGACTAGTGCCGAAGTTCATATTACTGGTTCTAAAGTAATTAATCTAAGTAACCTCTTCTTACAAGAATTTTTTACTAAATTTAAGACAGAATTTTTACCAGGCTTTGAAAATAGAGCTTTTACAGAGGGAACATCACTTACTAATGTTCTCACAAGGGCAAAAGACTTCTATATGGCGAAAGGAACTGATGCGTCATATAAGATTCTCTTCAAATTGTTGTATGGTCAAGAGATTGAGATTATAAAACCTATTGAGAGGACATTAATACCTTCCAATAACATATATTTTAAAACTAAACACGTTTTAGTTGAAAACTTGTTTGGCGGACAACCATTAGAGACTGTAGGTAACTTCTTATATCAAGATATTGCTGGAATCGGAACTGCGAGTGCTTCGATTTACAATGTAGAGTACAGACCAATAAACCAAACCGATTTTTACGAAATATCTCTTGACTCAACATCATTTGATGGATCTTTTGAGGTGCCTGGAAAAACTAAGTCACTAGAAATCACTCCAGCAAATGCAACCTCTCTTGTAGTTGACTCTACAGTCGGATTTGGACAAAGTGGTACACTTTTAGTCAAACCAAGAGAAGGAGCTAACTTTTTAAGTATTAGATACACCGATAAAACTGTAAATCAGTTTTTGAACGTTACTGGTCTATCAACATCCTTAGTTTTTGGTGCAGATGTCCTTGAAAACAAATTAGCATACGCTTATGCTGGATTTGGACAAACATCCTTGTTACAATTCAGACTTGTTAACGTTATTGACCAAGTAGACACTTCTCAGTCAACTAATATGCAAGTTGGCGATAGTTTGAAGTTATTGTCCTTCGGTAAAGACTTATCTGACAGTCCAAAGTTCAATAATTGGATTTACAACGTACCATCAAGTCATAATCTTGCCACAATCAGTCAGGTAAACGTAAACACTTACAGACTTACGATATTTGATAAGTGTGTGTTCTATGTTGATGAAATTTTAAAATTAAGAAACGATATTGGAGCAGAAGTTGATATTACAGTTAAACAAATCGAATATGATGCTTCAAATGTGGATCAAGTTTACTCTAACACGATTGTTGTTCAGACTAACGGTGCTATACCAACAGATCCAACTGTAATTACAAAAACAGTTACTAAAGCATCTCATAACTCAAATTATTTTGCTGGAGTTGATCAGTTTACGGTAGGTATCCAAAATAGTTACCTTGATAATGATGAAAAGTTCTTTTATGTAACTTCTTCTGGTTTACCTAACTATCCCATCTTTGCTACCGATAATAAGGTCTGGGTAAAGACTAGTTCTGTTGAGGTTGTGGATGGATTTGGCACACCTTTAAATGGTGGAGGGTTTACTTATACCATACAGTCATATGACCCTGCCTTCGACCCTGCAGCGGGTGTTAGTCTACTCCCACACAATTATGTGACTGGTGATAAGATTTATTGGAACAATACTACCAATAGTGGCATATCAACTGGTATCTACTTTGTAACTGCCATCAACCAAACTGACTTTTACTTATCATTCAGTGGATCTGATGTATTCTCTAAAAAGTACATTGCAGTTAGAACATCAACACCAGGCCAGTATATCTACAAATCTGGTTGGGAAAATAAGACACTTAAGAACCAAAAGATACTCAGAAAGTATCCTTTCGTAAAAGAAAGAGAATTATTTGATGATCCAAACAAAAGAGAGGTGAATAACAGACCAGTGGGTCTTATGGCAAATGGTGTAGAACTATTTCCTCCTACTGTCTTTGATGAACAGATATTTCATGGTGATTTAACCAGTATCACTGTTACAAACCCAGGCGAAGGTTATGATGTCATCACAGGGCCTCCTCTTGTAATATTAGACCAACAAGGTTCTGGTGCTGTAGGACATGCGAACGTATCTGGATCTTTCAAAGAAATTCAACTTATTTCACCTGGCATTGGATATCAAGATAAACCAAAGATCACTGTTGAAGGTGGTAATGGTAGTGGTGCAGTTTTAGAGTCTAACTTGGTAAAAGGAAAGATTGTCGCTAACTTTAAGGCTGATGGTTCATCTGTTAATACAACTGATGAGACTATTTCATTTGAAGATAGACATAATTTTGAAGTTGGTGAGGCCGTTGTTTATGATTCAAGAGGCAACACACCAATCGTAAACGTGGTTAGTGGATCTGTTTACTATGTTGCACCTGTAAATGAAAAGAAATTAAAACTTCATAATACTCCAGAAGATGCTAAAGTTGGTATCAACACAGTTAATATTGGAAATATAAGTTTTGGTTTCCATAGACTCACCACAGTAAAGGCAAAGAATACAATAACAAAGATTTATGTAAAGGAATCTGGTTCTGGATATTCAAATAGAAAAGTAATTGTACCATCAAGACCAGTAAACGGAGATGTGCAGACAGGTATTAGTACATCTGATGATTATATCTTGGCATTTGGACACCATTTCAATAACGGTGAGATAGTAGAATACTCTACAACAGGAACAGCTGCTTCTGGTCTATCCACAACAACTCAGTATGCTGTTAAGGTAATTGACCCTAATAGATTCAGACTTTGTGATGTTGGAGTTTCCTCACAAAGAAACTTTACGAATTATGACAAAAATAAAACCGCTGTAATTCGTGGTCTGGGTAGTGGTAGGCATACTATATCATATCCACCTATAGTGGTAAACATTGAGAGTTTATCTGGTATCGCTGTTACTACGATTATCAAACCAGAGATTGCTCCCTTAGTTCTTGGATCTATTGATAATGTTTATCTAGAGGAAGGTGGAGTTGGATATGGTTGTACTAATATCATGGACTTCCAAAGAAGACCTGATGTTGGAATATCAACTATTACTGCAAGAGCATTATTAAAACCAATCATTATTAGTGGTACTATTGTTGATGTACAGATCCTTGCTAATGGTAAAGGGTATCGTGAAGACTCTGACATCATTATCTCTAGTCCTACAGGAAACTTTGCAGATATCAGACCAGTAATCACTGATAACAGAATAACTGGTGTACAGATACTTGATGGTGGTGTTGGCTATGAAAGTAGTGACACCATACTACTCTTACAAAATAGAGGTAAGGATGCTAAGTTTATAGGTAACGTCAGAGAATGGAAGATTAATCAAGTACAAAAAAATGAGAATATAATCAACGTAGAAGATTCTGTATTAACAAAACCAAGTACAAACCCAGAGTTTCAATTGCAGACTATTGGAATGTACCCTCCTCAGAAATTAAGATATCAGTTAGGAGACAATATTGATTCTGCAAACTTAGAAACACCTAATGCTTTCCACTCACCAATATTGGGATATGCCTATGATGGTAATCCAATTTATGGCCCATATGGTTATCAAAACTCTGTTGGTGGAGCAATCATTAGACTCAGAACTGGATATATTCTCGATACGTCTACTAGGGCGGGTTTGAGGCCTCCTGGCTTTGCATTTGGATACTTTGTTAATGATTATGTCTATGACAATTCTGGCGACCTAGACGAGTACGGTGGGCGTTATTGTGTTACACCACAGTTCCCTGATGGAACTTATGCATATTTCTATTCGGTAGAAGTAGATTCTAGTGGTGTTGCTAAACCCAAATTCCCATACATGGTAGGTAATCAATTTAAAGATATACCTGTAGAAGAAAATTTTGTAACATTCTTCAATCAAGACATTGATGTTTCAACTAGAAATGTAACTAGAAACATTGCCCCATATTATCTTTCATTCGGTAATTCTGACTATGAATTGATAGATGATGTCAAAGATGCACTTAAACAAGAATTTGAAGTTATTACAACAAAGAGTTCTGGCATATCGTCTGTAACTATTTTCTCTAGAGGAGACAATTACAAGATAGATGACGTTCTTACTTTAGATAATACAGGAACAAACGGAACTGGAGCAAATATTGTTGTAAATGAAATACTAGGTAAACAGGTTGACACAGTAGAACTTGGTATCTCTACATTCGTAAACACAACACTAAGATTAGATAAAAGATCTATTGTTGGTGTAACAACAGTTCCACATGATATTGCTGATGGTGAAACTATAGTCTTAAGTGGTATTGATACATCTCAATTTACAGAATTTAATGGCCCTCAAAAAGTACAAGTCATTAAGAGGTCAGTAGGACTAACCACATTTGTAGATACTGTAACTAACACTGGATTCAGCACACATATTTTTGTAACCGACACTAGAGGATTCTCTCCAAGTGATACCATAGGAATCGGGACAGAGAATATGACAGTCACAGGCATTGACACAACATTCTCTAGATTATTCGTAAACAGGGATAATTTCGTTGGTGCTGCAATGACACACCAGCCTGGCATAGATAATGTTTTCTTAAAACCAAATAAGTTCCTTTTCCCTGTTGGTACATCTACAGTAAGTCAATTTACTTTTGAGAACTTTATTCAATATTTTAATCCAACAAATACTGTTGGTGTTGGATCTACTGGTACACACTACACTCTAACATCTACTGGTTTAGGAACACAAGCAATTCAAACTGTAGAAAATCGTTTTGTTCCACAACAAAAGATTTTCATTAAAGATCACAAGTTCTTCACTGGACAGAAACTAGTCTATAACATGGGTGTTGGTAATACATCTCTTGTATGGGCAAAAGTCGCTGCTGGTTCAACTTCTGGAGTTGGAACTGCGGTTCTTCCAGATGGTGATGTCTATGCCATTGACTTTGGAAAAGACTTTATTGGAATATCAACTGTCGGATTCCCTACAGTTGGTGACGCTGTGTGGTTTTACAATGTAGCCTCAAACATTGGTTTTGCACATTCTTTTGCAACAACATATCCACAGGTAACTGCAAAAGCAGAAAGATTCTTTGGTGAAGTGGGTGTTTCCACAGCTCATGGACTACAAGCTGGTGATTTAATAAAACTAGAGACATTACCTAAGTCAAGTGAATCGGCGGTAATTAGATTTGACCCTGTAATCGCTAAAGTAACTACAAAAAAAGTTGGATTTACCTATACAAGTTTCTCTGCCGATTTAACTCAAATAAACATTGGTGATCGAGACCTACAAAGCGGAGATAAGGTAGTCTACTATGACAATGGTAATACAATAGATGGATTGATCAATAATGAGACATATTTCGTTCTCAGAGAAGATCCAAGTTTTATAAAACTTTGTAAATACAAATCAGATGTTTTTGATTCTAATCCAGTTTCGATTTCTACAGTATCAACTCCAACTGCCAACAATCTAAGTTTCATTGCTAAGATAAATCCACCACTTAACTTCACTAATGGTAATTCTATAGTATTTGATGTATCTGACGTAAGTTTGGAAGATATGAGATTAGATTTCTTTGAAGATCTATCTTTCAATAATAAGTTAGATGTTTATGGAACAAATCTAGGTGGATTTAACATTACAAGAGATGGTACACCTGGCAACGCTAATGCTACTGTAACAATAAAAACTGATACTGGTTGGCCAAGAAAATCATACTATAATTTGACTCCTGTTGTTCCATCAGACACCAGAAAGACATATGGTTCTTCTGACACCGAAGTTACTGGAAGGAATAACATAACATTCAATGATATCGTTCTTAGAAACGAACACAGAGTTTTAGTCAAAGATGATAAGACATTTACCTTCAACTTAAAAGAAGCACCATTAGAATCTGAAAAATTTGTTTCTAGAACTGGTGTGAGTACAGTCACATACAGCACAACATCTTCTAGTGCAAGAGGCCCCGTATTTTCAACTAAAATCAATTTCCCAGGCAAAGGATACACTATCTTACCTAAAGTCATTGGTTTTGCAAGCACACAGGGTACAGACGCTGTTGTAAAAGTATCATCACCTGATATTGGTGGAATCGACTCTATAGAAAGAATAAAAGATGGATTTGACTATCCTACTGATCCAACTCTTTTACCATTCTTGGCTGTACCAGCAATAGTTGATATAAGTGGTATTTCTAGAATAAATGAGATCAAAGTTCTTGACGGTGGAGTTAGATATAACCAACCACCATCTCTTGCTGTTCGTGGTAATAGTAATGTTCAAATAGCTGCACATATATCTGGTGGATCTGTAGATAGAGTTGAAATTATCAAAAATGCTTTTGAGTTCAAAGAACCACTAAGTATCATCACAACCAATAACTCTAATGGTTATGATATTGATGCTATAAGTCATAGTGGAACGACTGTTACTGCTGAACTGTTATTAGACCAACAGTTTAACAAACCAATCATAACTGGGTATGCATCTACAGAAACTAAGTTACCATTTGCTATTGGTGACAAAGTATTTGTTGAAGGATGTAGAATCAAACCAGCATCACTACAATCTGGTGAAGGTAACTTCAACTCGGCGGATTATGACTTCTCATTCTTTACTGTTACAGGCGTAAACACCGCAAATGCAACTGTACAGTTTAGTATGTCAGGTGCGCCTGGAATATCTACGGTAACTCTAGGAACTTATGATGATGACTTTACATTAGGTTCCATAGTCAATTTCAATGACATGGCTAAATTCCAAATGACATTGATCAATGATGCCAAATACTTATCTGGTGAAAAAGTCACATCTACTAAGTTTGAAGGTATTGTTGCTGAAAATGGTTGGAATAGTAATATCAGTCAACTTAGATTAAGAGATACAATCGGAACTCTTGCACCTGGCGATGTATTGTTTGGTGAAGTATCTGAACTAGAGGGTAGTGTCAGGGATGTAAACAGATTTAGCGTTAAAACAACTCTCGGAGTTACAAGAGATAAAGTCTCTAAGAATGACATGGAAGTGGGTATTCTTAATGACTTCAATCAAAGATTATCAGATAACTTCTATTTCCAGAAGTTTTCATACTCAATCAAGAGTAATCTACCATACACTACATGGAAAGAATCCGTAAAATCAATTGTCCATCCATCTGGATTCTTAGAATTTTCTGACCTCGTTATTGAAAGTGATCCTATCAGAAATGCTCCTGTTGAAGTAGGAATTGCTAAGTCTTCCAACATGAAGGTCAAACCTGTAGATACTACAGTTAATTTGATTATAAACGTTGACAATGAGATTTACATGGGCAAGAGAGATAACTTTGCGATGGTAACTGAGGATGATGCCTTAACTGATGGTTCTGTACAGAGGATATTCTTCCCAGAAGGCAGACCAATCAAGAGTTTTATCATGAACAAGACTAACAAAGTCATATCTTTTGATGATATCTCTAGTGGATTCAATGGTGCTCATGATAGAACAGGAACATTGGTAGGTAGTAAACAATTCCAATTAACAACTGGCGGAAGACCAGCATTTAAGAAAACATATAATTCAGCAGATTCAAACATAGTTGACATTAACTTGAATACTATTTCTATTCAGAATCATGATTTCCAAACAGGACAGACTGTTAGCCTTGATACTCAGGGTGGTTCTAAGATAGGAATAGGAACCACATCTTATACATCAGGAACTAAGGACATTGTAATGGCTGCAGTTACCTCTGGTGTGGGTGGAAGTTCTATGTTTGAGAATGGATATAACGTTGAAATTCCAGGCCCAGTAACAGGAACTGCTGTGACACAGAATCCTCCAGGCGCTGTTTTCGTCTTGTATGGATTTGGTAGTATTGATGGTGGAGTTCCTGGCATTGCCACACAAGGTTCTGGTGCTGTATTCCAAGTTAAATTTGACTTTGATCAAGGAACTGGACAATGTATATCTACAGCTGTCAATCTAATAAAGGGTGGTGAAGGATATATTGTTGGTGAAACTGTAAGTATTGCTGGTACATATCTAGGTGGAGCTACACCAGCAAACAACTTATCTTTCCCTGTCACTAAAACAACAGGATCTAGAGTTGGAATAGAAACAACTTACACTAATGTTCCATCAACAAACGATGGATCTGGTACAGGTGCAACCTTTAATATTACAAGAGATAGTAACTTAGATATTTCTGGTGTAGAGGTTGTAACTGGTGGAACAGGATATGCTGTTACAAATACAATATCCATTGCAGGCACATACATCGGTGGTGCAACACCAACAAACAACATACTACTTACACCTGTAGAGTGTGGAACAGATGTCATGCCTGATGAGTTGTTTATTCAGAAGGTTGATGATGTAAACTTTAGAGTTGCTGGTTTATCCACATCACTACCATTTGATTTTGTTGGACTAGGAACTGGAACACATATTTTGAAAGTTCAAGATCCAAACAAACAAGCCTTGATAATGATTGATAATATCATACAGACACCTATTAAAAATAAACTTCTCAATGTAACTGTAAATGATTCTCTTAGTGCCACTGATCAAGGTATTACCGTTGGTTCTGGTATTGGGTCACTTGCAAAGGGTGATATTCTAAAAATAGATGATGAATTATTGAAAGTTCAACAAATTGGAGACGCTACATTTGCTCAGGCAAGAACAGCTGAGGTAAATAAGGTAGTTGACAATAATTTCTTCTACGATACAAAGAGAACTAACTCAAATGTGGTGTCAGTTGATAGTGAATTTGCAACTATGGATGATAACCCTCCATATTAACTATAAATAAAGAAAAAACGTTTTTAAGTAATGTCTAAACAAGGGATTAGTACTGG